AGGCATGGGACAAGGTACTGGTGATCCAGTTAAGTCTTCTGCTAGAGATCACGAGGACGATGATACTCCTCCAATGACTCAAACTCCTAAGGATCCTGCTCCTGTAGCAGACCAAGGCGATACTAAATCTACTGCCAGTGCAACTACTGACAGCAGAGCACAGGACATCCTTGCGATGATCCGTAATCGTCAGAAGTAATAAGCAAGGCTTGGGCCTCTACAACTTAGTTGTACGCCCAAGTTATCTTTAATTTAGGAGAATAACTATATGGCTACAAAAGCCTTTGATTTATCAAAGTTTCGTAAAACACTGACTAAGTCTATTGACGGACTTAGTGTAGGTTTTACAGACCCTACAGATTGGGTCAGTACAGGCAATTATGCATTAAATTATCTCATCAGCGGTGACTTTAACAAAGGTATTCCTTTGGGTAAGGTTACTGTATTTGCAGGTGAATCTGGCGCAGGTAAGAGTTATATTTGCTCTGGAAATATTGTAAAAAATGCTCAACAACAAGGCATCTACGTTGTACTAATTGACAGTGAAAATGCTCTTGACGAAGAATGGTTAAAAGCACTAGGCGTTGATACTAGCGAAGATAAACTTCTTAAACTTAATATGGCAATGATCGATGACGTTGCTAAAACTATCAACGAATTCATCAAAGAATATAAAGAAATGCCAGAGGAAACCCGTCCAAAGGTACTATTTGTGGTAGATAGTCTTGGTATGTTGCTAACACCAACAGACGTTAATCAGTTTGAAGCAGGTGATTTGAAAGGTGACATGGGTCGTAAGCCTAAAGCACTGACAGCACTTGTTCGTAACTGTGTTAATATGTTTGGAAGTCTAAATATTGGTCTAGTTGCTACTAACCACACATACGCAAGCCAAGATATGTTTGATCCTGACGATAAAATCTCAGGTGGACAAGGTTTTATCTACGCATCTAGTATTGTAGTTGCTATGAAAAAGCTAAAACTTAAAGAAGACGAAGACGGCAACAAGGTTAGTGAAGTAAATGGTATTCGTGCATCGTGTAAAATCATGAAGACACGCTATGCAAAACCGTTTGAAGGTGTTCAAGTTAAAATTCCTTATGAAACAGGCATGAATCCTTATAGTGGTGTTGTTGACTTGTTTGAAAAAGAAGGTTTGCTCAAACAAGAAGGTAACAGACTAAAATGGGTTGATCCAGAGACTGGGGAAGAATTCAAATTCTACCGAAAAGAATGGAAAGATGATAAATTAGATATGATAATGGAAAAATTTCATATCAAATCAAACATTACCGTTCCTGAGGAGAATATAGAAAATGTTGAATGAAACTCAAATTGCCGATATCTGGTTGTTGTTTAGTGAATATTTAGATAAGAAGCAAATTGAATCAGTAGCAGAGCGTTACGTTGATTTATTAGCAGATCTAGGCGTCAGTGATCGCGCACTTCAAGGTGCAACTGGCCACGAAGAAAGCCTAGACTCAGCTATTGCATATTATTTAGAAGACAGCGACGGATACGACGACGAAAATCTTGACGAATTGGATTTCTAATGGGTTGGTATACTGAGATAGCTAAAGATATTTCAAATATTCCTGATGCCGTGGCATATTTTGACGCCGAATTACAGGTAGCAAAAAATGAATGCCGTATAACGGGAAATATAGAAAAGGCCGCTGCCAATATGCCGGGAGTTGTTGAACAACGATTTAGTCAACTACAGGAAATTGAAGCAATTTTAGAATATCTTAATATCGAACTTAGAAGACTGCGTAGTCAACACTTTCGAAAGTATCTTGAAAACTATCAAAGAGCATTAGCCAGTCGAGATGTTGAAAAATATGTTGACGGCGAGGACGATGTTGTTGATTTTGAAAAAATTATCAACGAATTTGCACTGTTAAGAAACAAATGGTTAGGTATCACTAAAGCATTAGATCAAAAACAGTGGCAAATAACAAACATTATCAAACTTAGAGTTGCAGGTATGGAAGATGCTTCTCTTTAATTGAATCAATTTGCTCAAAAACGTTAAAATAGGCCTTAAATATTTTATAGGGCCTATTTTCTTTTAAGGCTTGACATTTATAACACTTGAATGTAAAATAATAGTATGTATATTGATCATTTACTACTTGAGATTCAAAAGCGTGGGTTTGAAAAACTTACAAAACTTGTACCATCCAGAGATTTAAAAATTTTAAAGAGCCTGTCGACTACTGTTTCTAGTCCAATGTTCATAACAAAGAACCAGTCTCGTCTTTTATTGAAAATTTTCAATGAAAATAAACAAAACTTAGTTACTGTGAAAGAAATTATCGAACAATCATTAGAAAATCCAACTTGGTCTAAAAATTTTAGACCTGTTGATACTACAAAAAGAATTTTTATCAACAGAAGTAAAGATGGTAATGTATCATTGGCCATAGAATTTGCCTTTAACGCCAATATAAAGAAATCTTTGTTAAATTTATCAAAAATTATTGAAGGATCGGTTCAGAGTTTTACCAATAGAATTAATTTACTAGACCTAACAGAAAGAAATATTGTAACAGTTGTAGAAAATTTTGAAAAACATGATTTTGAAATAAGTGACGAAATTGGAGATTTATACAAAACCATAAAATCTTGGAATTTTCATGAAATTTCTGAAAAATTAGAATTTAGTAATTTTTTAAATTCACCGCATCAACAACTGTTAATCAATGACATTGGATATGACGGTCTTGAAGACAGTGATCTCGTTGAAGACAGACGTGTTAAGTTTCAGTACAATACCACTCTTAGAGAAAAAACTGAAAAATCCATAAAAAATACCATAATTTCACGGTCAGGCACAAAAGTTTGGGTTGATTCAAAGGAACACTCATTAGAGGATCTCATACAGGCTCTCAAAGATCTTAAGAGATTCCCTGTATTGATTACCTGGGAGCATAATGTTGAAAAAACAGCCTTGGAGATTTTGAAAAATTTAGACAATAGCCTAAAAAAATGTGAAATTTTTGATGGAGTTGGTGTCTACTTTAGATTAGACAATAACGAGATTGGAAAAGAGTTCAACAACCTTATTGCAGTCAACAAGTATAATGCAGTATTAGATGAACATACTAAAATTGCCTGTGTACCTAATGGAAAAATTCCAAAATTTTTCATAAAAAATCAGTGGAAACCAAATGCAGTAGTTTCAATAGGCACAGCACTTCGATATAGTAAAACCGCAGTCTATTCAAATTGCTGTGACTTGATTGTAACCTATCATCATTCGCCTGCACTACTAGAAAACTTTAAAACAACATGAGTGTAAAACTGATTATCCAAGACGAAGTTAACATAAAATTTGAAAATCTTCCATTAGACGCAAGGAAGAAGTTAGCCAATACGTTCAAATATGAAATCCCGTATGCAAGATATCATCCTGCTTACAAATTAGGCCGGTGGGATGGTACTGTTAGTTTATTTGGCCTTGGAGGAACTGGTTATATTAATCAGTTGGACCAAATTTTGCCTATACTACATAGCTTAAAAATATCAATCGACGACATTGAAGATCGCCGCACCAGCGTAAAATTTGAATTTGCTCCCGTCACTGAAAATTACTGGGCAGACTTAGGAAAAGTGTGGCCAAAAGGTCACCCTATGGAGGGAGACCCTATACTGTTACGAGATTATCAAGTAACTGCTATTAATAAATTTTTAGAAAATACACAATGTATACAAGAAATTGCCACAGGCGCTGGCAAAACTATCACTACTGCTACCCTTGCACACATTACTGAAAAATATGGCAGAAGCATTGTTATTGTTCCTAATAAAAGTTTAGTTGAACAGACAGAAGAAGACTTTATCAACTGCGGTCTTGACGTTGGCGTATATTACGGAGATAGAAAAGATCTTAAAAAAACACATACCATCTGTACTTGGCAAAGTCTTAATATTTTAGATAAGAAAAGTAAAAATCATGAACAGGATATCTTAACTCTAGCAGAATTTCTTGATGGAGTTAAGACAGTTATTGTTGACGAGGTTCATATGGCCAAAGCAGATGTACTGAAAAGTCTGCTAACTCAAAATCTATGTAACGCAGGAATCCGTTGGGGACTTACAGGCACTATTCCAAAAGAAAAATTTGAAAGCGAAAGTATTTTTGCCAGCATTGGACCTGTAATTGGTAGTATTAAGGCACATGAACTACAAGAAAAAGGAGTGTTGAGTAACTGTCATGTAAATGTAGCACAGTTGATTGACCTTCCAGAGTTTTCCAGCTATGCTGAAGAATTAAAATATCTTGTTACTGATGAGAACAGGATGATTTATGTTAGTAAATTAATTAGACAAATATCAGAATCAGGCAATACACTAGTACTTGTTAATAGAATTGATTCAGGCAAATTTTTAGTCAACGAACTTGAAAATAGTGTGTTTATATCAGGCGAAGTTAAAACCAAAGACAGGAAAGAAGAATATGATGAAGTTGCAACATCTGATAATAAGATTATTGTGGCGACTTACGGTGTGGCCGCTGTGGGTATTAATATCCCTAGGATTTTTAATCTGGTTCTTTTGGAGCCCGGAAAGAGCTTTGTCCGCGTTATCCAAAGCATTGGACGAGGAATCCGTAAGGCAGAGGATAAGGACTTTGTACAAATCTGGGATATTACCTCCACATGCAAATACGCCAAACGACACCTAACAGAAAGAAAGAAATTTTACAAGGAGGCCAAGTATCCCTTTACCTTAGAAAAGGTTGATTGGCGAAAATAATATGCAGATTTTAACATTAGATAATAAGGCATTCAGTCTTAATAATCTACCAGACGAAGTGGACGATAGTACAAGGTTCGCTGTATTAGATAACAGTGATCCAAAGGAACCAGATTTCTTTTTTATGCCGCTGATATTTTTAGAAAGTTTTAATGCTCCGGCGATGGTACTACGCATTGGAGACGACGAAGTAACTATGCCTATTGATTGGTGTATTGCAGTTGGTGACAGCAGTAGTGCCTGTGACATAGAAGTATTACCACTGACCAGCCTAAATGATCGAGGTTTTGAGGCACTGGTGTTTAATCCATTGAGTAGTTTTAGAGTTGAATTTAAACCCATCCAGGTTGTAAATTTTTACAATGACGTTAAATGGTATTTTCCTAAAATGAAAAACGGACAACTGTTAGCAACACCTTTATCAACAGCTGAACAACCACATTGTGCATACTTTGTCAAAGAAATATCAAGGCAAAGTGAAATTATTCATTTAGATAAGATTTTATAATGGGATCACTTAAACCAAATACAACCTATGTTTATGAACGAGCAAACGGGGTTACTTATGCGCGAGAACTAGGATCTGATCCTAGTTCAAGGATTGCTATAGGTTGGGATTATGACTCTAATAAACCAAAAGATGGTCGAGAACAATACGCAAACATTCGAGAAGGCCAGCTTTGGAAAAACATTAGAGAAACTGCAAAAACCAATCCGGCTTTACAAAAAGTATTAGATCGTGCTATACTAATATATCAGTTAACTAAGGAAGAAAAATGACAATGAAAGTCGCATATTTTCAGCCAGTCATTGTAGCAATGGACAATGTACCACCTGTTCAATACAGTAAAATTTTTAATTTATGTGAACAGTTACATCAGCATCCAGAATATAACGACAGTGGTAATCCAGGTATTAGCATCAGGGGAGGACAACAGATACAGGTCTATCCCAATCAGTTGAATATTGATGTTACATGGTTAGTAGCCTGGCTAGAACAAGTATGTCAGGGTTATATGGAATTAGTAACACAACAGAGTGGCGCTATTGACCTAACTCTTTGCAAGCCTGTTATTAACAGTATCTGGACCATTCAACAAGGACCTGGCGACTACCAAGAGATGCACAGTCACCCAGGTGGTCACTTGAGTGGAAATATTTATGTTATGGTTCCAGATTTGGCCGCTGATAGCAAACCGTCTGATTGCCAAATTCTTTTTAGAATGCCGCAGACTAGAGATGTAACAAAATTTGTTATGAACGACACTTGGAGATTTTCTCCACAACCTGCCACAATGGTTGTATTTCCCAGTCATTTGCCACATACTGTATATCCGTGGAAAGGACAGGGAAATCGTACTGTGTTAGCATGGGACGCTTCTATTGTAGCTAAAACAGATGAGTGATAAACTAGAACTAAAAGATATTCTTGGCGCACTAGATCTTGGCGCTAAAGAAGTTTGGGATGAATTAACTGACGAGCAGAAAAAGAGTGTTGCATTTTTTCTATTGAATAGGTATATGAGTTCTGTAAAATCTACTAATAGGGATTTACAAGAGCATTTTGTATTGGCAACAAACGAGTTTTTTAACAAACATTTTTTTACTCTAGGGAAACATCCTAAGTTACTATGGCAATTGTTGTCTATGTGCAGTCATGAGACTAAAAAAATTATGTTTCATGAATGGATTGGTCATAAAAAGAAAGTAACGAACAAAAGAATTAAATTGTTAGAATACCTTTATCCAGAAAAGAAAGATGATGAGCTTGAATTAATGAGTGTCATTATGACAGATAAAGAAGTTAAAGATATTGCTAGATCTTACGGAATGGATGAGGGGCAAATTGCCTATAGAATGAAATGATGAATCTATCTGTTGACAAACCCTATCATTGCGAACACTGCGGAACAAAGTTTATGAAAGAAAAAACTTTGTTTGTTCACGTGTGTGAGCAAAAAAGGCGTGCCTTGGCTCGATCAGAAAAACACGTACAGGTAGGCTACGATGCATTTAACAGATTTTATCAAAAGACTCAAAAATTCAAAGGTACTAAAACCTATGATGAGTTTGCTCGTAGTTCTTACTACAATGCCTTTGTTAAGTTTGGTAGTTTTGTTAACAATGTTAATCCTCTTTATCCAGATAGATTCATTGACTATGTAGTTACCAGTGGTGTAAAATTAGATCATTGGTGTAGAGACGAACTCTATGACAAATATGTATTAGATTTGATTAAAACTGAAACAGTAGAAACTGCTCTTCAAAGATCAATAACACATATGATGAAATGGGGAGAGGAAAATAAAGCAGAATGGCATCATTATTTTTTGTATGTAAGTCTTAATCGTGCTACATTTGACATTAAAGACGGAAAGGTAAGTCCTTGGCTAGTACTCAACTGCGACAGCGGAAAGTCAATGCTAAGTAAGTTTAGTGATGAGCAATTGAACGCCATAGCACAGCATATTGATCCGCCATTTTGGGTTAATAAATTTAAAAAATATAAAAACGACGTTGAGCTGGTAAAACAGGTCGTTAAGGAATCAAAATTATGATAACACCAGGTAATGCAGATGCAACAAAGTTAGATTTACAGGTTATTGTCAGTGAAAGCGACTCAGCAGTTTATGTAAAATTAACTGGTTTTGAAACACTAGAAGAAGCGGATCAATATGCAGATTACTTAACAGAAAATCTTCCATTGATGCTGTTTGAATCGGAGATAAAACATTGAAAACAAGAGTATTAAAAGACAGTAAGGAAGTTCAAGAACTTGATTTCCCAATTGACCTAGTAGTGCATACCAAATGTCCAGAGAAGTGGATGCTGATTGACTTAGAAACTGGAGAACACTATGTTGGACAAAACGAAATTGAAAAGTATAATCAGTGGAAAAGATTAGAGAGAAAAAATGCCTGATATTGATATAGACTTTGCTGATAGATCAAAAGCACTTAAACACTTCAAACATGTAGTTGCGGCTATTAAAGAAGATAGTACTTTTAAAAAGCACAATACTGGCATATATTGTACGTCTATCCCGTACAATCCATTAACTGGGCTAAGTACAATAGACTATAAAGAAGCAGAAGATAGAGGATATTTCAAAATAGATTTTTTGAATGTAAGTGTCTATGAAGGTGTAAGAGATCAAGAACATCTCAAACAATTAATGGAGACAGAACCACTATGGGACCTATTGGAACAAAAAGAATTCACAGATTTACTATTCCACGTAAATGGGCATACCTCCTTGATGAAGCAGATGAAGCCCCAGAGTATAGAAGAGTTGGCGATGTGCATCGCTTTAATACGCCCCGCAAAGAGACACCTAATTGGGAAGAGCTGGACGGAGATTGGGACGGAGATCTGGACTAAGCCTGAAAACGGTGAATACTACTTTAAGAAAGCACATGCCATTGCATACGCACATGTGATTGTTGTTCAGATGAATCTTATCTGTGAATCAGTTAGCTACGGTTATAGTTAACGAGTTTTTCTTACTAACTGTACTGATTTTCGCTTGACACGTTTGAGTGTTAAATTCATTAGGTTTACTGTTGGACCTAAAATTATACGTACATCTTTGCTGTTGAATGTTTTGATAGCATAGGCAAATGGCTGTATCTGTTCTCTACAAATTATGGTGATTGGAAATTGACGATTGCTTTCCCACCACCATATTTCTCCTATTTCTAAAAACAGTGTTTTTTCTTCAGGAGTTCTTATGGAGTTTAAATCGTAAAAACTAGTTACGTATTGGTCTTGGTTGATAATAAGTCCAACAAATTCATCACCGCCATAGTTAATAACGCTGATAAATGGTAGTTTTTCTTCAATATCATCTCTTAGTTTTGCCATAAATATAAAATAAAGGTCCTGCCAGTATGCAAAAAATCTCAACATATTTATATCCAAATAGAATTGATCTATTAGCAGATTTGGCCGGATTTCCAGTGGAGTTTAAAAACGTGTATCAGAGAAATATAAAAATATTTAAAGGCATTGACAATGTCTTAGAGTTTGATGTAAAAAACCCAGACCAGAAGCGCATTGATCTAAGCGACTATACACTGACTCTAAATGTAATGGATGTCTCAGGACAGAGTGTTATGACCAAGACACTTACTAATTTAAATCAAACAACATCAAAGGGTCTAGCCAAAGCTACAATACTTGAAAGCGATTTAACTAGCCTAAATGGACAATTTTTTAAATTTAGTGTAACAGGTGTTGACGGTGACGATAATGATCTCATGCTCTACGGTGATACAGCCTTTGGAGCAAAAGGAACTATTGAATTAGTTGGCGATGCTATGCCAACAGTTAGACCGACGCAGACTCATACCAGTTTTTATCCAGTGATCACAGGTGCTACTGCTCTTATTACTACCTTTTACAGT